AGGACCGTTATGAGCGGTCGGCTTTGGCCACTAAGCTACCAGCACTTATTTTTAAGCGATTAAAGGCGCATTATAAATTTGCAACAATTCAGTTCCTGCATGTATTGTTCTATAATTAGTACGTGCAGGAACCTCTACTCTTCTAACAACTTTATATTCAGAAAGGTCGACGGTATTTTGAGTAGCAAATCTAATACTAGGCATCCAAGCCATAGAAGTTGGATTTTCACCAAAGTGCTTTATCAAAACCCATTCTTCCTGAGGCACATCTAACAAATCGAAGGACTTGACAGGCATTAGCCTATTTGCTGCAATAACAGCAGGTGCAGCTATAAGCCCGCCAAGGAATAATCTTCGAGATGGCATGATAATACTACTCATGCAAGGATCTCCTTGAGTCTATCAGCAGCATATGAGGCTGCAAAAGCTTCTGGCTTCACTTTGGGTGCGAACCCACACATACCACGAATATATCCAGTTGCCTGTTGAATAACACAAGAAGAGCCATGCATTTCGTCAGGATTGATATCAAGATGAACTTCACAATGACGATCGCCGATAGCTTCGAACAAGTCAATGTACATCTGAGATGCCTTATAGACTTCGTTCATTAGGCGATACGCTGGGCGGTCATGCCTTTTGTCAAAATCCCGCTCAGTAGTGACCTGTCCAAATACCTTACATCCACGTGACCCATCAAGATGAACCACGATAGCAACTGTGTAGTCAGCATACCAGAGGTTATCCCTACCACGATACCGCTCAGAATCGGCTCCAATGTAAATATTGGATGAATCTGAAGAGCGAAGGATAAATTCTTTAACTTCATTGAGATTGAACTCTCTTGACATATTCCACCTGTTTTTTGGAGCGGGGTACGAGACTCGAACTCGTTTCTCTAGCTTGGAAGGCTAGGGCACAACCCATATACCAACCCCGCAATTTCTGTTACTTCTTCTTACGATTGTTCTTCTGCTTACGCTTCTTGGAACCAACCTTACGGCGACCCTTACGAGGGCGATTCTTATGAGGATGAGGCATTACAATAATCCATTCTTTTTCATTTCACGCCAAAGGATTCGGCCATTAATCTTACCGAGCTTGTTTTGTAACTTGATAAGCTTCTTGTGTGGTCTCTTCTTCATTTAGCTCTCCATTGTTAATTGGTGCCCATGGTCGGACTCGAACCGACACTGTGGAGATTTTAAGTCCCCTGACTCTGCCATTGGCCTACATGGGCTTATAATTAATAATATCCTACTTCTTCATAAAAGGCAAGTGTTTTTTATGAATACGACACATAATCCATGAATTATAATACTCGTCAGACTCAAGAACATTATTATCGAACTGGTATTTAGCTTCGAAATAAGAAAATTCACCTTTGGTAGTGCAAAGTTTTAGGATTTCCCTTTTAAAATTCTCTTTGCCATGTTCTTGAACATCAGCAGCAAGTTCTTTATTGGAGCCATAGTAATCTTGCCAATCAGATTCGACTTTATATCGTTTCTTTTTGCCTTTGATGGTTCTGGTCTTTGAAAAGTAAAAATTTTTCTTCCCAATGTATTTTCTTCCATTGGTTTGGTTTGTAATTATGTAAACGAACCCTACATAATCGCCTGGATTGTCAATATATTCGCCATTATAAAACCACATCGGGAGTCCTCCTCCCGATATTTAGTTACTCAGGGATCATCTCGCCAATCTTCTTCTTCGTCGATTTCGAGATCTTCGTCGTCGTATGACATTTTTGCTGCACAAAACGGGCAAAATTCTGGTTCTGAAACAGAATCATGAACTATATCGAATTCTGCTTCGCATTCCTTACAAGTAATCATGTGGATGTTCCTGTTGTTGATGTAACCCTCATCTGTGATGGACAATTTGGCATGTAACACACATAATGAGTAAGCTTATTTAGGTCTTGTCCACATCCAGCACAAATATTGTGACCATATGTTCTATCTAGAGTTTCAGGTGGCCACGGAGCAGTTGTAATTGGTGGCCATGGCCATGCCATTTTATCTCTTGGCCACTGAATATCCATAGTTTTTGCTGTTTTAGTTGTATCAGGAACGTAAGTGTTATCTTTATGAAACTCTTGCTTTGCTGCTTCCCATCCAGCCTTGAATCCAAGTTCATAAGGAGATGGTGGCGCAAACTCTGACATAAATTTAGCACAACGCTCCATAAGTGCTTCGTACTTTTGCTTATACTCTTCTGATTTCAAATAATCATCGCTCATAGACTAAACCCCTTGAACGTATCACCATTAACATCTTTCTTGACACCACCATTTACATAGCTGGTAATTTCAGTTTCCTGTGGTGCTACCTGAACTTCTGCACCACTAATCCACTTTTGTGTCCAAGGCAATGGATTAGATCCTCCCTTATATGGAGTAGACAATCCAACAGCAGTCATTCGCTTGTTAGCGATCCACTCGATGTATTCTGAGAGTAGGACTTCGTTGAGACCAACCATCGACCCGTTCCTGAATAGATAACTTGCCCATGCCTTTTCTTGCTCAACAGCGCCCACAAATAGCTTGATGCATTCATCTTTTGTGTCTTCTGCAATTTGGGCGAAAGCTGGATCTTCTTTCGGTAGCGCCTTGAGTAACTGTTGTGTTCCAGCAAGATGCAGGTTTTCGTCACGAGCGATAAACTTAATGATTTTCGCATTACCTTCCATCCTCTTGACCTCCGCAAATGCCCATGAGCATGCAAAAGATACATAAAATCTAACTCCTTCAAGTACGTTAACAGACATGAGCGCAAGCCAGAGAGCTTTCTTGTGCTTGTATCTAGTCAAATCATTTGATAGCCCGCTACCATACTCTTCTGAGTACTTTGCATTGTTATTCATCCAAATAAGATTATCATAGTACTTGGAAATATCACCAGCACACTCAACAATCTCAGGTATATCCATTATCTCATCGAAGATTTTTGAAGGATTTGGATAGATGTTCCGAATGATATGCGTATAACTTCTCGAGTGAATGGTTTCTGAGAATGCCCAGGTGGTGATCCAAGTTTCGAGTTCAGGAAGAGAGCATATTGGTCCAAAGGCGATTGTTGGGGCGCGACCCTGCACTGAATCCAAGAGTATTTGTCGTTTGAGGTTCGACGTGAAAATATGTTGTTCATGGACAGTTAAATCCTTAAAGTCCTTAGCATCTTTGTAAATATCGACTTCCTCTGGTCGCCAGAAGAATCCGAGCTGCTTGTCTGTGAGTTTCTCAATCCAAGCATATTTCTGTCTATCATATCTTGCAATAGTAGGAGCATCATCGAAAAAAGCCTTTACCTGTGTTGCATCTTTCTTGTTATTTGAATCGAATACGCTATACATCTATCTTGCTCATCTTTCTTCTGCCGATGGTTTCGTTTGCTCTGGCTCTCACATAAGCATTTTCCCAAGTCCAAGATTCACCAGTATCATCTTGAAAACATACCCACATGAGATCATGTTCTATGCCATAATCAATAAGAAAATGAGCCACAGCCCTACCTTTTGGAGTCATCAAAGGGATAGGTGGATTAAGTTGTGTGACCGTATTGCTCATCTAACTTCCTCGTTTCCCAATCATCACCAACGAAATCTATATAGTCTGGAGCTCTCTCAGGGTGATCGCGAAGAAACCTAATAACTCTATGAACGAACCATTTATCTTTATATGTCGCATCAATAATTGCAATCTCAGGAAAAATTCTATCGTTTTTCTCAGACCACTCACTCATCGCCACCAATCCTAAGTCTATAATAAGATGTTCCATCCCACATCACCTGTTCAACAACTTCATCGTCGTTGACATAAACCTTGCCTTCTTTAAGGCCATTTAAAACAAATCGAGTCATACCTAAAGAATCATAGGGAACATATCTTTTGGATTTACCATTTTCCCATCTTACAATCCACTCAGTACTTTCGGTAGTAGAATCGTTTGTCATATTCGAGATATCCTTCTGGCATTGTATAGAGTTCGTTATCATTGGCATTGAGGAGATATGGCTTCATCTCCTCTTTCGAATGTACGATAACATATTCGCACTTTTCAATTCTACTATAAATCTCTTCAAAAGTCAACTTCATTTTTTTAGCTTTCATTTCCTATCTCCCAACAACTGTAGAAGATTGACAAAGATATTTACGAAGTCTAGATAAAGATTAAGAGCGCCAAAGATACCAGCCTTGCGGATTTCTTCATCATCATTTAGTTCGTAGTACTTCTCTTTGATATCCTGCATGTCATATGCAGTGAAACCAACAAAGATAAGGACACCAATCACACTGATAACAAAAGCCATAATACTACTCTGTAGGAACAGATTGACTAAACCAGCAATCATTAAACCAATAGCACCCATCATGAGAAACGATCCCATACTACTCAGGTCGCGCTTGGTTGTGTAACCATATAATGCTGTAGCACCAAACGTTGCAGCACTAATGAAGAACACATTAGCAATGCTACCCAACTTGAAAATCATAAAGATGCTACTAAGGCTCAAGCCCATTAAACCAGCAAACACATAGAGCATGATTGCTGCAGTAGCTGATGACATTTTATCTGCCATATATGCAAACAGAAACACAAATGCAAGAGGTGCAAAGATAGCGACCCACTTAAACGGTGTTCCCCAAATAGCAGCACCAATCTCAGGCGTAAGACCAATGTATGCGCTGACAACCGCACTGATTAGCAATGCGATTCCCATGTGATTGAACACACCAACGAGATATGTTCTTAGACCCCAATCAATTACTGGAGCAGGGTATGTTTGTGATTCATTTTGATATGTCATTTTACTTTCCCATCTTTGATTTCAGCAACAATGTTTCCAACTAGATCATCAACCACATAAAGCATTCTTCCTTTATCAAATGCTTTAGTGCGATTACAAACAATATCAATCACTTGTTTTTCAGAGAATCCATTATAGTACCTTCCAACAAATTTTGATTCGTTATTTTCAAGTCTTTCATATAAAGTGAAACTTAAATCTTGCATGACTCACCATATTCAATTATTTTTGGCATAACTTTTTCAATAATTGTTGGTTGCATATCTTTACCAATGTCGATAGTTTTTTTACAGATTGTATCAGTAAAGTTGGGAATATAAGGACAAAACCACCCACCAGAACCGTCACTATATGATACCCAACAAACGCAAATAGTTGAACAATCACAGTAATTTATATCTTGCATGACTCACAATCCTCATCTTCAACAACACCAGCAGCCAAAGGTGTTTCTTCATATTCTCCAGCACCATCATTGGTGTTGAAATAGTATAGCTGTTTTCCGCCATACTTATAGAACATCAATAGATGCCCAATCATATCACTCATCGGTATCTTTTCATCTTCGTAGAACTTAGGGTTGTACGATGTGTTAACGGATATTCCTTGATCGATGAACTTCTGTAGTACGGCACAGATTTTGAGATAACCTTCGGGAGATTGCTGATCCCAGAGAAGATCGTACTTCTTCTTAAGCTTTCGTACTTCAGGCACAACCTGTTTAAGAACGCCATCCTTAGACTGTTTAACAGACACAAGCGACCTTGGCGGTTCGATACCATTCGTTGCGTTGCTAATCTGTGCTGATGTTTCTGATGGCATGAGAGCCATAAGCGTTGAGTTTCTGATGCCGTGAAGCTGAACTTTAGCGCCCAACGAAACCCAGTCCATCCGATATTGCGGCGATACGATTTCGTCCAGTTCTCTTTTGTAGGTGTGTATGGGGAACGCACCTTGGCTGTACTTTGTTTCATTACTTTTCGGACACGCACCTTTTTCCTCCGCTAGATCGACTGATGCTTTAATTAGATAATAAGACCAAGCCTCAGCAAACGCATGAAGCTTATTCAATCCATCATGATCTATGTCCTGATAAGAAAGGTCATTGCGAGCCAGCCAGTAAGCGAGATTAATGATACCCACACCAAGAGGACGCCTTGCCATAGTGGAATTCTTTGCGGCAAGTACGGGGTAATCTTGATAGTCAAGAAGTTCGTCAAGTGCACGAACAGCAAGATTGCAAGGGCGTTCAAAATCTGCAGGATCACGAATTTTTCCCCAATTGATAGCAGCTAGTGTACATAGTGAAATTTCACCGTTAGGATCATTAATATCATTGAGTGGCTTGGTAGGAAGATTGATCTCACAGCAGAGATTAGACTGATGAATAGGTGCTAGTTCCTTAATGAAGGATCCGTGATCATTAGCATGATCTACATTTTGCAGATAAATTCGCCCTGTGTCTTTTCTCTCTTGCATGAAAGCTGAAAAGAGGTCAACGGCTGGGATTGACTTCCTTCTGATTGTTGGATCTGCTTCTGCTGCCAAGTAAAGAGTTCGAAACTTATCCACATCCACAAAGAAAGCATCATAAAGAGCAGGAACATCATGAGGGGAAAAGAGGGTGATGTTTCCACC